GCTCACGCATTTTCAATTGCTTAGGTGAATCTCCAGCAAGAAATCCATGCAATCTCATCACTTCCGTAGCTACTTGGTTTACGGCAACGTAGTTTTGCTCAGACATGTGCTGCATTCCTGCAAACATAGTGGAGTCTTGTTTTAGCTGTTTATTCTGGTGCCTGAATTGTTCGAAAGCAGCGAGACCTTGAAGCTTCTCAAGGACGTTCTGTTCTTTGATCTCCTCAACTATAGAATTGAGTATGGAGTTTTGCTTTTCGTTTAAGCTTCTGTTAGCTTCTAACGTTCTCGATTGCGATTTAGAATCTTTTAATTTGCGCTTATCCGACTCTTTTATATTTTCAGAAGTCTTTAACTTCGATTTACCTATTTTTGGCATTATTCTTTTCCTCTAATTCCTCTAAATGAGTCATCAATAATGAGATATATATCTCTCTTTCCCAAGGTAACATGCTTTCAAGTTCGTCCAATGAATACCCGTGGTGCTGCATCATTGAAAAGTTCATCCTGTAGTAGTTCTGCAGGTTGTCATGGGAAAGAGCTAGCCGAAAAAACTCTGGAGACCTCTCAGCTCGATATCACACTCTACTTTTGTCTTGGGGTTTGTTACTTTAATACTATGTTTTAACACGGGGCTCGTGGAGAAGAAGCTCTGTACCTTCTCAAGCATGCTTGTATCCATGCTATCGATAAATTCATCTATTTCTTCTTCTGACATATCAGCCCTATTATAAATTGAATCCTTATCATATACTTGCTCAATGCATTCTCTAATCAGGGCAAAAGCAAACTCTGTACCGGTGGCAGAAGAAAACGTTGAAGTCACACTGGGATATCCCATCACAACACCTATTTCATCGGTTAGCTTAATAGTTTTATTGTGCTCATCATTGTACTGCACCTTAACATCTTTCAAATCTACTTTGGCCGGGGCATATGTTTCATAGTCATCTGTACATAACACATTCAACTCGCTCACTTCTCCTGTAGATTTAGCTCTTATATTTAATAAAAGATACTCCACATCAAATGATGGCATGGTATCCACCTTAAACTTATTAAACGTGCAATTATCAACCGCTTGTATAGTAGCGTTGATAACATCCTTCTCTTCTCCAGTTTCCATCGCGATCATCAGAAGCTTTTCTTCCTTAACAAGATATGGTCTGTATTTAACCGTCTCTTTTGTTGATGGTAATTCCAATTCATATTCTGGTGTATTTAACTTAGGTAAAGTCATATTATAGTTCTCCGTATTATATAATTACATCCCAATCCTTAAAGGAAAAAGTAACCTTTAATTTTGAGAATTCGCTTGTTGCGCTATGGCTTGCACCTATAGCATCTATTGTTTTAGGGTAGCACTCGTTTATCCGTATTTCCCTTACAACCTCATTGTTTTGATCTAGCTGTCTTACACTCATAGTACCTATGTACGTATGGTAGTAATTAATATCATGGGTATTAATATCATAAATTCTATCTTGCCAAGCCTTGAAGTAATCTACTTCCCTATGATCATCTGTTAATAAGAACGTGATGTCATAATCATCAGCGTATGTCATCCCATCTGGTAAATCATAAGTGGCTTCATACCCAGCTGAGTAGGTTGATGTTTTTATATTACGCCCTAAGAACTGCGCGTCTTCTGCCATTAAAGACAGGTGGAGTGTATCAATATCTGTCCACGATGAATCTATTATAATCTCAAATCTATTAGGTCGGGCAAATTTAGTCGATTTATATTTCGCTAATATATCTGACGCTGTAAATGACGATTTTGCCATTATATCTTACTCCTTGAATCAGCCCAAACTTTACTGCTTGTAGCTTTCTCGAATTTGTGTACCGGTAGCATAGCCGCTAATAGGAAATCATCAGCGTCTATTCTTCTAAAAGGGCTTTTTACATGGGAAGCCAAATACCTCTTTATACAAGGCCTTACCTTTTTCATCTTACTTACTGCTTTCCAATTAATATTCAACTCTGTCTTTTCCGTTAATTTACCTGCACCTGATATGTTAACCATTTCATCTAATAACCTAACCCTAATAGCGTAAGGCAAGTAGTGAAAGTTAATACCAAGAAATCCATCTTTGTATTTCTCAATAGGAATAACCAGGGGGAACTTATCATAGTAGGGAAGAGTCTTCTTATGCTTAGGATCGTAAAAGAAGAAGTTCATTCTACCCCAATTTGGTGCACCTGATATTTTACCATCTTTTACTAGTTCCTTCTGGGAAGGGCTCCCTAATTCCTTAATCCTATTACGGTACCATTTGAAAGGCTCGTTCCCCTTCTTAATGTCATCTATTTGATCGAATATACTTTTAGGCATACTATTATTTATAGAGATGCTTCTCTGTTAATATATCGAACTCGTAATTCCGATCTTCACAAAACTTCTCGGCCGCTATCCATTTAGCCTCATTAATGGTCCAAGTCTTTACGGCATTCACGTATGATTTAGTCTTCCTCTTGGGAACCTTGGGTTTAGAGCATTGAGCGTGAGGCTTTACCTCGATTATCTTTTCCCGTACCCTTCCATTCCTATCAATCATCTTAATGTAGAAATCAGGGAAGTATCTATGAACCCTACCATCTAAAGGGCTTACATATGGTATAATAACTTCTTCCGAGCTCCACTTTAATATGGCATCGGTTCTATCACAATACAGCATGAACTTGCGCTCCCACATTGATCGGTATATAATACCAGAAGGGTTACCATTATACTTCTTAGGGTTTTTAGGTAAATACTTCCCCTTATACGTTTTGTATGACATATAAATATTTATAATATCATACAAGGTGTAAAAATGGCGAGTAAATTCAACGCTGAGAAATTCGGTGCAGATGCGCACAAAAAGATGAAAACTTCCTTCGCTAAAGGGGGAGCTAGTAATAAGCTACTTAAGGGGGGAGCAATTGCAGCAGGGCTGCATATAGTTGCAGAAGCTGGATACGAAGCATATTTAACAAATGTAGGATCAACCACTTCAACTAAATTTGGTACACCTAGTTTCCTCTCATACCCGCAAGATGTAGATAAAGATCATTACGTATGTTTTTATATTAACGAGCACGAAAAAGCTTCCGTAAGGTATAAAGAAAACGAAACATTCGTAGAAGATACGAGTGCACAGGCAATATCACAAAATCCTATCGGGCGTGCAGCTGCAGCTAATCAACCACAGAAGAAAAGACCTTTAGGTTCTTCCAATCTTTCTAGCGGTAATATTTCGATCGATAGGGTACCAACTAAAAGGCTTTCAACAGCTATTATGTTATACATGCCCTCTTCGGTTGATAACAACCTTTCGAATGTGTACAATGATAAGGAGTTTGGATATCTAGCGAGGGGGCAATTCGCCAAGGCTACCGGTGCAGGTATTATGAATCTTTCTGAAACCGCTGGTGCTGGTATATCTGAAAGAATGGATGTCAATTTAATTCAACATGGATTCTTTAAATCAGATCGTATTGAAACACAATATAAAAATATTGATAAGAGAACCTTTAGTTATAACTTTAAATTCATGCCTCGCAGTGCTGAAGAAGTTCAAACTATAAAACATATTATAGGCAGGTTTAGATTTCACTCTAGTCCATCTAGATTTGAAGGTGATACAGCTGTTAGGGAAGTACTACAAATAGTACCTGATACATTTGATATAGAATATAAAGCTCATAACGGGAAAGAGAATACATTTATGAATAAAGTATCTACTTGTGTTTTAACAGCTGTTAACGTTAAATACGGTAATGGTGATAAAACACAGTTCCTCAGCTCTGATGGTAATGATTTCGCGCCAACCACGGTTGAACTATCACTTTCATTTAAAGAGCTGGATACAATGTCAAAAGAAAGAATTGCCGAGGGTTATTAATGAGCTACTTTAATAAATTTCCAAAAGTATCATACGATGTAAAGGGAGATGGAAACCTTCATTACATGACTAACATCACTAAGAATATTAGATTGGTAACTGATAAGTATAAGCAAATTTCAGGGTTTGATGTGTATGATGTAGTAGATGGAGATACTCCTGAGATGTTAGCTCATAAGTTTTATGATAGCACTACCTTACATTGGATTATACTAATCACAAATAATATTATTAATGTGCAGGAAGATTGGCCTATACATGTAAGAGATTTTCAAGATATCATAAAGGATAAGTATGATGATATCGATGGTATCCACCATTATGAAATAGCACAGGAATCAGGTGATGATAGTGTAATTATTAACGTCCCTGTTGAATCTTTATCTGAATACCCAGCTGCAACCCCCATAACAAACACCGATCATGAAATTGCCGTTGAGTTAGCCAAGAGGCGTATTAGGATCCTTAAACCTCAATTCCTCTCTCAATTTATAGAAGAATTTAACGCTTTATGAGTACCTTGCAGTATGCTGGTGAGTTTGAACTGGTCAAGGCCAAGCTTCTAACAACAAAAGGTATAGAGCATGATTTATCATTAATAACCCTCGCCGTTGAAATATATGAAGATATATTTTCGAGTGCAATCACCGGTACCATACTATTAACCGATACTAGTGATATCATTAATTCAGCTCCCATAGTAGGCCACGAAACACTTTTATTAACATTAAGGACACCATACGAGACAGCATCCGATAAAACTACAATTAAATTAGAAGTTGCTATATTTAAAATCAATGCCGCTACTCAAATGACTCACACGGCAGATGTAATCTCCTTAAGCTTTATCTCTCATGAAGCTGTAAGGAATGGTCAGATAAGGGTGTCTAAATCTTATAAAGGAGAGCCATCTGTATTTGTTGAAGATATTATTAGGAATAAGCTTAATAGCAAAAAGAAGCTAGAGGTAGAAGTATCTGATAATAATTTTACGTATATTGCGCCAAACAAGAGGCCCTTTGATGCAATCAGCGCTATAAGTAAGAGATGTGTAGGTATAGGACCTTCCTACCTCTTTTATGAGACCACCAAAGGTTATATGTTTAAATCAATCGAGAAGATGTTTAACAAGGCTCCTGAAACTGTTTACACTAATGATATTGTAGATGAGGGGGCTGATGTATTTAAAGCTTTACATACCATTACAGAAATGGATACCATTTCAAGCTTCGATACTTTAATTAACCAACGCAAAGGGCTATACAGCTCAAACTTAACTACCATTAACACCTATAATAAATCATTTACTAATAGTGAATATGATTATCTAGATCAAATAGATTCCATTAAATTAAACGAGTACCCCTTAGTATCTGAAACTGTTAATAATGAAGGCAAGACCGTTACCGAGTACCCCTCTGCCGTGATCCATGTAGAGAGTGTGGATGATGTGGATGATAGCGACGCGTCCTACACAATTAATAGTAGAACACCTTATAACACTCAAGGCGGGTCTAACTGGTTACAAAGAAGGCAATCTAAGATAGCTCAAATACAATCTGGCATTAAACTTTCGTTAACAATACCTGGACAAACGTCAATTGAAGCAGGAGATGTTATTGCGTTAGATTTAGTTGGTAATGATAGTATCAATGGTAAGTACATTGTAGTATCATTAAAGCATACCTTTCAGGTTCAATCACGTAAGCATGAATGCTTGTTAGAGGTAGTAAAGGATTCTGTTAAGACTGAGATTAGTTCTTCATTAGTACCTTATTCTAATTCTGGTACTTCTAAAACTATTCTTTTCTAGTAAGTCTTTATTAAGTGTTTCTAGTAAGTCTTTATTAAGTGTTAATAGAATCAGATAACCTTAAGCAGAATACATAAGTATTTATCTAGTTCTAAAACCACTATTTCCCCCTCCCACATAGTGATTATATACTAGATCCAGATAATAGGCAACTTTATTTTTAGTTGATTTCCATATGGTTTTATTATATAATATAACTATGATTAACAATAAAGGACTATAGATGGCTAAGATTCGTTATTCGGAGTACTTCTACTCCATTCAAGGTGAAGGTAAATGGGTAGGTACCCCAACAGTATTCTTCAGAACATTTGGTTGTAATTTAACCTGTGCTGGTTTTGGTCAGCCCCGAGGGAATCATATCCCCGAGGAAGAGATGCCCCATATGTTAATGGATATAACTAATATTAAATCCGTTGAAGATCTTCCGGTAGTAGATATTGGTTGTGATTCAAGTGCTTCATGGAGTAGGAAGTATAAACATCTAAGCCCTTTCGCTGAAACTTCTGAGATTGCAAAGAACCTAAAAGGCTTATTAGATGTCAATATAACATTTGATGAGAATGTACATCTTTGTATTACCGGAGGTGAGCCTTTACTAGGATGGCAAAAAGCCTATGTAGAGCTACTACAACAACCTGAAATGGAGAACCTAGAACATATCACGTTTGAGACTAATGGATCTAAGATGGTTCAGCAAGTACTAATCGATTACTTCAACGATACTAATGAGATGTATACGGAAGTAACATGGATGGTAAGTCCTAAATTATCACTAACCGGGGAAGATCAAAATGTAGCTATTGCCCCTGAGTGTTTATTATCCATGAATAAAGTAGTTCATTCTAATCTTAACTTAAAATTTGTTATTAGAGATTCAATGGACATGAATGAGGTGTATAATGCATTAGATGCCTATGAAGCAGCCGGGGTAGAGATAGAAGATGTATTTTTAATGCCCGAAGGTGCTACCTTAGAAGGGCAAGAGCTAACCGAGAAAGGTGTAGCCGAGATCTGTATGAAGCATGGCTTTAAATTTAGTCCTAGACTACACATCCAACTGTTTGGTAACAGTTGGGGTACATAATGTATAACTATTCACAGGAAGCATACCTAGAAGATATGCGTAAGATTAAAGATAAGATTGACAATTTGATCCTTAGAGGTCATGTCGATATTAATGTTGTTGGTATTCATAGGGGATCACTTCCAATGGCTGTTCATCTATCTAATGTATTGCCAGCTAGAATGTCTATTATCAACTATCAAACAAGAGATGGTAATTCAAAGACTCCTGAGTTTGTTGTTAATACTATTGAGCCGGGAGATACTATTATTGTATTGGATGATATATATGACACGGGTAAGACTATTAGGGATATAAAAGAAAAGTTATCTAAAGAATACGCCAGTCAATATGTAATACCAATGGTATTGTTTGGAGTAGATAACAGCGATGGTTGTTATTATGCAAGGGAAAGGACTGGTGAATGGGTCCAGTACCCATGGGAAACAGAATTATAATATTAATACGGAGAAAAATATGAAGTGGAAGATTGATAAGAGTTTTAGTTTTTGTTATGGGCACAGGGTTCATAATCAATCATTGAATGCAGATTATAGTGAAGATAGCTGCTTGGCGTGTAGACACTTGCATGGCCATGAAGGCTTAGTCAAGGTACATTTAGAATCAGATAAACTTGAAAGGGGTATGGTTACAGATTTTAAACATCTAAATTGGTTTAAGACGTTCTTGGATGATACATTAGATCATAAGTTTATTATGGATATGAATGATCCATTAATACCTCACGAAGTACCAGACTTTTGTAAAGATGGTAGATTAGATTTAGAGAAATTGGAGTGGCATTGGTGGGGCTACTACACTCCAAAGTTAGAGTTCATCGTTGGTCAAGGTGACGCTATCTATGAAAAGTATGAAGGTTTTATCTTTGTACAATTTGTTCCTACAAGTGAAAATTTAGCAGCTTGGTTAATGGAAGTAGCACGGGAAAAAATGAAAGGGTTAGGTGTTAATGTTGTATCAGTTGATTACTGGGAAACACCTAAGTCACATTGTAACGTATCAGTATAGGAGAAATATGCACGATAAATCAAAACAAAATCAACAGTTAGGAAAGGATGTAAATGAGTACCTAGAGAAAATGGGTGTTCAAACTCCGTTAACAGAGCTGGTTGATATGGAAACCTCTAAGAAATTGGAGTTGGTAGAGAAGGACATTTTTAACACATTAACAACTTTAGGACTTGACTTAAGTGATGATTCTTTAGTTGATACCCCTAAACGGGTAGCCAAAATGTATGTTAATGAGATCTTCTCTGGTCTACGGGATGATACTTTCCCGAAATGTACAGCTGTAGAGAATAAGATGTGCCACGGAGACGAGTTCGTCTTGGAGAAGAATATTACTTTATATTCTGATTGTGAGCATCACTTAAGACCTATTATTGGTAGGGCTCATATTGCTTATATTCCTAAAGAGAAGGTACTAGGCTTATCGAAAATGAATCGATTAGTTCATTACTTCGCCAGGAGACCTCAAATACAAGAGCGCCTATGCCAACAGATTGCTCATGCAATGGCTTTTATCACCAAATCGGATGATATTATTGTAGCCATTGATGCAGCACATACCTGTGTAAGTCAGAGGGGTGTTATGGATTCCAACTCAACCACATCTACAATCACCGCCTTAGGTGCTTTTGGTGAGAAAGGATCCAGTTTACGTCAGGAATTCACGTCAGCTTGTAACACTTAATATTTACCAGGGTATAAACACTAAATAACAGTTGCACTTTGATGCGTTATAGTATATAATATAGGTATATTAAATAATAAAGTACCGGAGCTATAAAATGAATAAATTGAATGATTTAACTAAGCAAATCAAGATTGTAAATGATCAAAGTGATATAACTAAATGTAAAGATGCTGTAGTAAGCATGTTTAAAGACTCTAAGTTAGGTGTCAATCGTAAGAAGGGGAAAGAGTATTCACCCCTTGATCAAGCGATCGCCACCGCCCTAACTCAAACTAATATTAATAAACTTAAATCTTTCGCGTTCAACACTATGTTGAGGGGGGAGGGTTTGGGTGTCTAAAGCTCTTTATCGTGTTTACCTATTGAAGCTAATAGGTAATAAGATCGTATCTAAGATAGGTTACGCCCGGGAAGATGTAATGAATCGGGTGAATCGTACATACCTTGAGCCCTTAGGTATTAGTAATCAAACAGGTAAGCGTATTATATCAATGCCTGATATGTTTGAAACTATACTACCTAAAGCCTGTACCTTTTGTGAGGGTAGATTGGAAGCACAGATCTTAGAAAACTCTATTAAGGTATACTTTAAAGAGAAGTCCGGGAAACCTTGGTATAAGAATATCTGGTTTGATGACCATTTCGATGGCATTACAGAAGTACGGGAGTGGAATGAAGACGAGGTTAAGAGGATATTAGATATATTCTCAGATCACGCTTTATATAAGTTCTCGGGGAAGTATGAACAATTACATTTAAAAAGTATGAAGGAGATCAATGGAGACATATCATGAATGCCCAATAAGTATATTCGGGCAAGTGCAGGAAGTGACCGGGGGTGATTATGCCCTTGTTCACCTATTTGAAGAGAGTGAAGCTTACTACCATCTATTTGAAAGGGCGCTGAGGCAAGGACGAACAGTTATATTAGATAACTCTATCTTTGAATTAGGCATGGCTTTCGATACGGATAGTTATATAGATTGGATTTTGAAATTGAAGCCAACCTATTATATTATACCAGATGTACTAGAAGATAAAGACGCAACCTTAGCTAATTTAGAAAAGTGGGATATGAGTATCCCAGGTAGAACTATAAGTGTAGTTCAAGGTAAAACCTTTAATGAAGTAAAAGAGTGCTATTTGGAAATGGTAGATAAAGTTGATAAGGTAGCCTTCTCTTTTGATTACTGCTTCTTTGATAGTGATGAAAGCCACAACAAGTATTATAATTACATGGTTGGTAGGGTTGACATGCTACGAAGATTGGTTGAAGAAGGTGTTATTGATACATCTAAACCTCATCATCTATTAGGATGCGGGCTTCCCCAAGAGTTTAGTTTTTATAAGGACTATGATTGGGTTGAATCAGTTGACACATCTAACCCAGTTGTTGCAGGCTTAAAGGGGTGGGAATATGGGCCTAATGGTTTAGATGATAAGCCATCGCAGAAGCTCTTTACCATGATTAATGAAGATGTGTCCGAAGAGAAGCTGGAACTTGTATTACGTAATATCAACAGCTTTAAGAAGATATGTGGATAGCATTATTCTCACAAACAGGAACTGAGATAGTTAATATCGCAGAAGAGTTGGGATACTACCCTGATGAAATTCATACCAGTAATAGCTTTGAAAATATAAACGATAAGCTTAAACCCCTCGTAAACATAGGGTCACATGAGGATATCTTAGGGAGATTGAATGATCTTTCTAATGTTGATGAAGATGTTATGGTAACTTTACATGGGTATCTCCGCATTCTTCCTAAGGATACGTGCCTACTCCCCATCACTATATTCAATGGGCATCCAGCACCTATACACCTATACCCAAACTTAAAAGGGTTTAATAAGCAGGAAGATCAATTTAATCATAAGGAAGATTATGCTAGAATTGGAGTGGTGATACATGAAGTTACACCTGAGCTTGATGGGGGCCAAATAGTATTAGCCTTGGATGAACCTAACAACTTAACCTCCGTTGATGATGCTTATGATACGCTTCGGGAACTTTCCCTTAGGTCATGGCTAATGTTTTTAAAAACTTGATTTCAATCTGGATATAGTATATAATATAGATATGAAAATAGGAATAACAGGTGCGCACAGCACAGGCAAAACGACACTACTAAACGCTTTACGAGGAGAAGCTTCCCTTGCAGGCTATGATTACTGTGTGGAAGTTACACGATGGGTAAAGCGTTTAGGTTTTAGTATTAATGAAAATAGCTCGGACGAGGTTCAAGAGTTGGTAATGATCAAACATGTTTATAATATGTTTATGCATGACAATTCAATATCAGATAGAACTGTATTAGATGGTTTAGTATACAGTACTTGGCTTAACAGGAATGGAAAGGTAAGTAATAAGACTTTAGATATGGTCAACAAAGTTTATGATCGTATGGAGAAGGAATATGATATTATCTTCTATATTAGGCCCGAGTTCGAAGTTGAAGATGATGGGGTAAGGTCTATCGATAAAAGATTTCATCAAGAGATAGTTGATCTCTTCGAAGAGGTAATTAAAAGAAAACAGATTCCAGTAGTACAATTAACTGGATCGGTAAGGGAAAGAGTTGAACAAGTATTAAAGGAGGTAGAGTGTCAAACGAAATAATTGAAGATATAGCATCGAAACACTTAGGGAAAGCCGGTGATGGAACTCGAGTAGATCCATACAAGACGCCAGATATGATCACACCAGATTTACTGGTGGGCGTTCCAAGAGTCTTAAATAGAACACAATATGAAATTGATGAGGAAGATTTACCTTTTGTAGGCTTAGACTCGTGGAACTGTTACGAGTTCTCTTGCTTATTGGATAACGGGTTCCCTGTATCAGGGCTATTAAGAATTAACTATTCTTCTGATTCAAAATGCATTGTTGAATCGAAGTCTTTAAAGCTATACTTAAATTCATTTAATATGCATAAGACGTCCAAGACTGTTGAAGGTGCTATTAAGTTTGTTCAAGATAGGGTAGAGCACGATCTCCTTGATATTCTCGGTACGTTATCCGTTGATATCACTCTACATTTAAACGAGGGAGACGTTAAAGCTCCGGTACATGATCAATATATTAAGCTGGAAGATACAGTAGATGTTGAGTTGGTAGAGTTCACCCGTTACAACGAAGATCCTGATATCTTAGAAGTTATTGATTCAACAGGCATCACTAAACTCTCATCGAGCGTTCTAAGATCCAACTGCAGGGTAACTAACCAGCCAGATTGGGGTGATGTATTTGTTTATATTGAAGGTGATAAAACTATTACACCTGAATCATTATTACAATACATTGTATCGATGAGAAAAGAGAACCATTTCCATGAAGAAGTATGTGAATGCATTTATAAGAGATTACACGATCTACTACAACCCGAGGGCCTAATCGTAACATGTTTATATACTCGACGTGGTGGAATCGATATTAATCCTTTAAGGGCTAGTTCAGATGAGCTGGTGAATCAGCAGGCTATTTCTTTATCGGAAAATATTACACGCAAAACAATGAGGCAATAAATTATGAAGCATATTATGGGACCCAACTCAAGGTCAGAATTGAGTAAAGTACAAGAGGGTGATGTTCAACCTAACGCAGTTGATGTAAGGGTTGGCCAAATATTCAAGATAGGATCAAACGATTTTATCATTGATGAAGAGAAGAAGGTACATCGTGACACTAAGGAGTTATTCCCTAACGAAGATGGTTACTGGGTACTAGAGCCTGGAGCATACGAGGCAGTGATGACTAATATCATTAAGGTGGCGGAAGGTGAAGCTGGTTGGGTAGTTGTTAGATCAACACTTAATCGTAATGGTGTATTCCTTACATCAGGTCTATATGATTCTGGTTATCATGGGGTACTAGCTGCTTGTCTTCACGTTACATCAGGTGTCATGAAGATGGCTAAGGGTACACGTCTAGGCCAATATGTAAGTTATGAGTCGGAAGCACTTCATTCTTATGATGGTGATTATGGTTTAGGTAAGGAATACGATAAGAAATATTAATGTGTAGTATATTTGGATCATTTCGGGAAGACACATTCGTTGATTTAGCCAAGCTTAATCAATTTAAAGGCAACTTCTCATACTCGATTACCCAAGGTAACCGCACCGCAAAGGACTTTGGTAAGTTCAATAAAGATGCGTTGAATTCAATGCCGTTAGATCATCAGTATCTAATAGGCCACGTTCAAGCTCCTACTGGTGGAATGGTAGAAGATCGAGATAGAATTCACCCCACCGCCCAAGGTACATCTTTATTATGGCATAACGGCTTACTAACATCAAGGGGTATAAAGTATCTTCAGGGGGAATTAGATACCCTAGAAGAGTTTGATACTAAATTATTACATGAAGCTCTTCTTAATGATATTGATTTAAGTAATATTGAAGGGTTATTCTCTTGTGTGTTTAAGAAAGATCATGAGTTTTTTATATTTAGAACAAAACATGGTAAGTTGTATATTGATGAAGATTTAAACTTATCATCAGAGAGATTTCCTAGATCTAAGTGTATCAATTATGATACGGTGTATAGACTGGATTTCAGGTCTGATGATATTGAAGTTGTAAGCAAGTTTAAAACAAAGAAATTTAATTATATTATTGAAGGAGAAACAAATGAATGGATTACTAGAGCTACCTTTTACTAATAATAACGTATGTATAGCTTTATCGGGTGGATTAGATTCTACGGTATTAGTACACGCCTTAGTAAAAGAGTATGGCAATCATCGAGTTAAGGCTTTATCGTTTGACTTTGGCCAAAGGCACAGCATCGAGCTTGATATGGCCAAGAAGACTTCAGAGCTGTTAGGTATTGAGCATAGCGTATATAAGCTGGATTATTTAAAAGAAATAGCCATGGAGACTAGTGCATTGATTGAAGGCTCTAAACTCAAGCCAAAAACAGCTGAAGAGAATGCCGGGGACCCTCAAGTTAATACATATGTTCCGTTTAGGAATCTACAGTTCGCGGCTATTACTGCTGCATACGCCGAAGCTAAAGGCAGTAACATAATCTTTCAAGGACTGAACGCCGTAGATGAATATGGCTATTGGGATACATCATTAGAGTTTACCAAACGCGTTAATGCTATATTAGAATTGAATAGACAGAACCAAGTTAAGTTCATTGCCCCCTTTGTTGAGTTGTACAAGGATGATGAGTTGCAGCTGGCCAAGAGCTTATCTAAACACTTCGGGTATGATATTTTAGAGCACACCTGGTCTTGTTATAATGGTTATGGCGAAGAGCATAACTTTAAAGAGTGTGGAGTATGTAATACATGCACGGAGAAGTTAACCGGTTATGTTCAGGCAGGGTATGATGATGAAGTAATTTTAAATAAATTTAACGTAGATCAATCAGCTATAGATGTCATTAAGGCAGGCTTATAAATATAATAATAAAGAATTTGGACCATGCTTCGGGTGGTCTAATGTGGAAGAGTTGCATGAGCAGCTCTATAATTAAAACTCGCTTAATATAAGGAGAAACAACATGATAAACTATCAAAGAGATATGTTTTTCGGATTTGATTCGTTATTCGACGCAATCAACAACCCTCAACAACAACAATCGTATCCCCCATACAATGTAATCAAGAAGGGTGAAAACCACTACTTCATCGAGATCGCTGTAGCAGGGTTCAAATCAAATGACATTGATTTAACTTTAGAGAAAGGTAAATTAACCGTCAATGGTACGAAGAAGTTAAAGGATACCGCAACTGAGTATGTCCATAAAGGCATCTCGGCAAGGGATTTTAGTAGAACATTTACATTAGCAGATACCATTGAAGTGGTAGGGGCTGATATCGTAGATGGACTACTCTTGATCGGGCTTGAAAACAAGATTCCAGAAGAGGATAAACCACAAACCATTAACCTTGGTGAATTTAGCAAGAAGGCTAAGGAACTACTACTAGGTTAATTTAATAGGGCCTAATTCTAGGCCCGCTTACACAATGGAGTAACATATGAACTACACTAAACAAACAAAGAAACAAATCAAGGAAGCAGCAGCCCAGGAAGGTCTTAACATCAGTATCCGTACTAAAAAGGAAGAGATGATTAAAAGACTTATCGCTCACAAGGCTAAAACCGCAGTTAAAGCTAAAGCTCATGTCCCATCAAACTTCTTCGCAAGATTAAGAAACTTCTTTAATCTATAATACCCTTACTATTTACCAGTTGCACTTTGACTGGGTATAGTATATAATATAGGTATGTTCGGAGAAAGGGAGTATTATGTTTAAAAAAGTTAAGAATTGGATCAATTGTAGAAATATAGACTATAAAGGTTTATACGAGGCTGAGAAGCTTCGCGCTGATAAGCTAGATGTTATGCTAGTTAAATTTATAAGCCAAGTAAAGGCTGTTATTAAGGAGGTTGAATGAAGAGAAATATTAATGATTTGGAAGACCTGGAACCAGGATATGAGCAGGAGTCCATGTTTGTTCAATTAAATAAGATTATTGACAATGAAACATGTAGATCGATTGTTAAGGCTGAGAAGTTCAACCCGGGTACTATGGTAACAACCGAAGATAATGTTGAAGTAAATGTCTCGGCGGAAACAGCTGCTGGTATTATACAACTTTTATCTGAGATGGATGTACGTGATAGAATTAAGATGTTGGAATTTATTCAATTTTATAAAGGATTAAATACATTATTAAAATGTTCAAGCACTCTCCATTAAAACTAGACTATGAAGATTTAGTATGTGAAACTAAATCAACGGGTCGTAAATATCAAACTCCCGAGGGGAAGTACTACCCTTCTATAACTACCATACTAAGCCTTCAATCAAAAAAAGCCATTGCGGCTTGGAGAGCTAGGGTAGGGGAAGAAGAGGCAAATAAGATCTCCCGGGTAGCTTCTAATAGGGGAACAGCCGTGCACGAGATGGCTGAAAGGTATGTTAATAATGATCCCGACTATAAGAAGGGGGCAATGCCTAATATCATTAATGACTTTAATGGTATTAAAGGTGTGCTAGATGAACGCCTTGGGGAAGTATATGGCCAAGAACTACCCTTATACTCTGATTACTTAGGGCTTGCAGGTCGGGTAGACTGCATCGCTAAGTTTGATGGAAAGATTAGTATCATTGACTACAAGACTAGCAGGAAGAAAAAGAAGTATGAATGGGTTAAGAGTTACTTCATGCAAGAGTGCTTTTATGCTATTGCAACGGAAGAGAGAACAGGCATACCTATTACCCAGCTAGTTACTATTATATCGGTAGATAACGACGATCCCCAGGTGTTTATTGAACATCGTGACAACTGGGATAAGGAATTAAAGAGATGTATACAAGAGTATAAAGACCATACTCTAAACCAGGACATAAACACTAAATAACAGTTGCACTTTACCACGTTATAGTATATAATATAGGTATATTAAATAATAAAGTAGGAGCTAAAAAATGAGAAAAGTAACAAAAATAAACAAGACTGTATTAAGAGAAATGCGTACCGAGCTAGAAGCTGTATTATCGAAGTTCGAAAAGAAAGGTATAAAGTTTGATATTGGCAATATGCGATACACAGAGAAATCATTCACGGTAAAATTAGAAGCATTAGTGGATGGAGCGGTATCTAAGATTGAGTCTGCCTTGGAAGCATACACTAAATTTAAAGTTGGTGATATAATTCGAATCGCGCAACTAGGGGAAGTTAAGTTCACCGGGTACAAGACTAAAAATAGAAAGTATCCATACATTGTTGAAACTGTACACACAGGTCACAGCTACAAATTAAGTCAAGCACATATTGATACAAGGGTAGATTCAAGCACATATTGATACAAGGGTAGATATAGTTTAATGAAAGATAATATAATTTTAGTTGATTGCGATGGGGTTCTAGTAGACTGGGAGCCTTATTTCTACAATTGGATGAAAGAGAAGCACGATAAGGTCCCGGTTGATACCAGCCTATATAATATTGGAAAGGTGTTTGGTATTCCCCCTCCTGAAGGTCATCGATATGTAGGTGAATTTAACTCTAGCCCTCATATGGCTAATATAGGCCCCCTTAGGGATGCTGTTAAGTATGTGCGTAAACTGTTTACAGATCACGGCTATCGCTTTCACGTAATTACATCTCAAACAGATGATGCCTCGGCAAAGGAATTTAGAAAGTATAACCTCGAAACATTATTTGGTAAGGAAGTATTTGATGGGTTCACTATATTAAATCAAGGCGAAGATAAAGATAAAGAACTTGCCAAGTGGAAAGACACTGGCTGTTATTGGGTGGAAGATAAGCCAGCAAATATTGACGCTGGGTATGAAGCTGGTCTAACCCCGATACTTATGGCACAAGAGCATAATGTAGGCTCTCATACCGACATTAGAGTACAAGACTGGAAGAGTGTTTATAACAAGATAGTATGAAGAAGCTAATTATACCCTTACTACTATCTACTGCAAGTCACGCCGATATAATATCGAGTCTATCCTTTACATCAGGGTTACTGCATTTAGGATACCATAAGGATACTAATAAACCTTTAAATAGAATTATTGGAGGTAATGCATTGTATGAGAGCCACCTGGGCGGGCAGTATTACGATGTAGAATCTAAGATATACTATAATGACCACCAAGGTAGATTTAACCAGAGAACATGGGAAGCTGAACCTATTAAATCATATAGGATATACGATAGGCTGGTAGATTATGATGAGGTATCCTTTAAGGCTGCCCCATCGAAAATAGAATACAGTTCGGAACGGGTGTATCCAACCTATTCCAAACCAATAGAATACAGTTCGGAACGGGTGTATCCAACCTATTCCAAACCAAAAGAATACACAACGGTAAAAACATCATCGAAGGAAGTATGTGATGCTAGTAACGTGTGTAGTACCTCTGTTACTACAGTGACGGAGAAAACAAAGACCGAAACTATTCGGTAAATATAATATGAGGTTAATATGAAAAATGAAAAGTTAATTGCAGTTTCAATCGCTGTGCTGTTTACAACAGGGTGTTCCATAACAGGTACATCGAAAAATGAGGTGTTAGAGCCAGATACTCACGTGATTAGACAAATCAAGAAGGAATCTATTGTCCCTAAATGGTACTTGGATTATCCAACTGATACTACCGCGAAGGTATTTGCCAGTGCTACTGCTAAGAGTGATGACATGCAGTTTTCCATGGACAAGGCTTTACATGATGCAAAGGTTATTGTTGGTGATAAGCTATCGACAACAGTTGGAGCAGAGTTTAAGCATTATATAGCAGACAATGGCGCAGGTGATCTAGGAACTTCAGTTCAGGAAAGTGAACATGTATCCAAGAGTGGTTTTACCAACGTTAATGTATCTGGTTATGTAGTGGAGAATAAAGCTGTATTTAGAGAGTCAAATCACTATAGATCATACGTTCTAATATCCCTTGATAAGGGTAACAGGGAAGAGCCCGTGGCTATTATTAATAACAATTTCACAAAGGAAGATCATTCAAAGGCTCAAAGCGCTTTTGATAACTTAAAATAATTATGTACATGGTAAATTACGGAACATATAAAACTCCCTTATGGAGGGAAGTAATGCACCTCACAAGCCAATACGTCTATAAAAAAGATAAAGATGGTACTAAATGGTGTAGAAGCAAACAACATCCCCCTTATAAGCTATGAATGGTTTAAGCATTATAATGGTAATGGTGTTTGCTACCCTATTAGGATTCTGGCTTGGTACTCTTCACGTTGAATTAAAGGATGAAGAATGACTTGGGAATGGTACTACGTAGGTTTTGTATCGGCTGCGGTAGCTGTTTTATCCTTTCAAACTGGCCTGCATTTTGGTAGGGTATCAGGGTATATTGAACTTCGAGATGACGTAGAAGAATACTTAAAGAAGTTGAAATAGTATATTACTCTTCCGTTATAAATACATATGAGGAAAACGTAATCTCCTCCTTAAACAAAGATTACATAACAAATATAGGAGAATAATATGAAAAATATTATCGCAGCATTAACAGTGCTTTTAACAATCGGTTCAGTCAACGCCTTCTTTGAGGGTAATAACGCTAACTACAATCCTTTCGGTCATAATAGCTGGAGTGAAGATAATGGTATCTTCGCATATAACAGCTATGATATGTGGGATCCACGTTGGTACTCAACAGAGTTTACTAGCATGATTAATGAAATCGATGACGATAACAACAATCGCAGCTATTACACGACCGGAAGAGATTTTCCAGTAACTGATACAACAAAATAAAAGTATAATATCTTAATTTTTAAGGGCTTCGGCCCTTTTTTAATAACCAGGAGAACATTATGGCAGATCAAACTTTAGACGCGAAGGGATTAAATTGTCCCCTTCCAATCTTAAAGACAAAGAAAGCAATTAC